ACTACTTAGGCGGTCCTACAGATGGTATGGCGGATCAAATTCCTGCTACAATCAACAACATGCAGCCCGCTGCGCTAAGCGACGGTGAGTTCGTAATACCCGCTGATGTAGTAAGCCATCTTGGTAACGGTAATTCAGATGCAGGGGCACAAAACCTGTACAGCATGATGGAAAGGGTGCGCAGAGACCGCACCGGCAACCCCAAACAGGGCAAGCAAATTGACCCTAACAAATACTTAGCGTAGGTAAAAGACAATGGCTACTCAAGTCGGACCAAATATTTTAAACGCAGAAGAGTCCTCGCTATCTAGTTGGGCGGGTCCTTACGTAACTGAGATGCTAGGTCGAGGCCAAGCACTGGCGGGACTGCCGTATCAGGCGTACATGGGTCCTTTGACTGCGGGCGAGTCTGCACTTCAAACTCAAGCATATCAAGGACTTGGTGCGCTTCAAATGCCCACTAGCAACATGGGGGCTATTGGTGCTGGGGGTAGTTTTACAGGGGCAGGTTACGCTGCACCAACAGCAGCTCAAGCGGCGGCGGGTGAAACAGGTACTTATACTCCGGCTTCTGGCAATGTACTACAGCAGTATATGACACCCTACCTACAGGGTGCACTTCAGCCTCAATACGATGCGGCACGCCGTCAAGCTGAAATAGCAGCCCAAAACCTTCAAAGCCAGTACGGTAAAGCAGGTGCCTACGGTGGTTCACGTCAAGGTGTTGCAGAAGCTGAATTGCAGCGTGGTTTACTAGACCGCATGGCGGGTATTACAGGTACGGGTTATCAACAAGCGTTTGAACAAGCCCAAAACCAGTTTAACGAAGAAGCGCGTCGACAAATGCAAGCGCAAGAGCTTACTAATCGTTATGGGTTTGATGTTGCAAAAGCCCTTCAAGACGCGGGTGCAGGACAACGTGCTATCGAGCAGCAGGGTATTGGAGCGGACATAGCGCAGTTCGAGCAAGAGCGAGACTATCCGCTTAAAAACGTACAGTTCATGCAGTCATTGTTGCAGGGGCTACCACTGGAAACTCAAAGTTACTCGTACTATGAGCCTAGCGGACTTCAAAGTTTGCAAGGGGCGGGAAGTGATATTTTGAGCATACTCGACCTGCTGTCTGGTAAATCATAGGAGCATAAAATGAACGGAATACAATCTTTAATGCAGGGTGCTCCTACGTCACCACAACCTACGCAAGCACCTGCGATGCCAGCACAAAACAATCCGCAAATGGCTGCGGCTATGGACGTAGTGGACAACGATCTAGATAAATTAGACCTTGATCCGCGCACCAAGGCGCTACTTAAGACACAAGAAGCTTTTGATCTTATACAGTCTGCTCAAAATGAATTAGCTATGAGCGCGCCACAACCCATGCCCCCTACTATTGAAGGCCAGCGTCAAATGCAAACAATGGAAGGTATTGCTGGAATACTGCAAAGTTTAAGCCCCGGCATGCAACAACGTGGCCGACAAGTACAGCAATCACAAGCTCGTCAAATGATGGGTGGGCTACCTACACAACCTGCTCCTAATATGCGATTCGCGGCTAGTGGTGGTCTTATTGGGTACAACGAAGGTGGTTTCTTAGGCAAAATAAAAGGGATGGATACCAAGCTTAACCAAGCCGCCGATGCAGCTCAAAACGAGCGTATGGCACGGGGGCGCCGCATGAGCGACTATAATGTCCTTGCAGACCCCTACAACTCAGCTATGAACATCATGTATGACACCGGTATAGCAGGTGCGTTGCAGAAGCTTACTGGCTACGAAAGTCAGCTCGATAAGCCAAAAGAAAAAGACCCGATGGCTGAGCAGTTAAAGCGATTTATGGAGCTTCAAGACTTATACGAAGCCCGTAAAGCTGCCGGTGCGGAAAAAGAAGAACTCCGTCGAATTGAACAAGAATTAGCGTCTTACTCTAACATGGTGCGCAACATCGAGGCAGATGCAGCCCGCGCCCGTGCTGGTATGGCTATGGGTGGTCAGGTTAAAGGCTACGCAGAAGGTGAGCTAGTTGAGTACGATTATATGAGCGACCCTAATCTTTACGCCCCTACCCAAGTGGAAGAGCCAGACGAAGACATACTTCGTTTTGCAAGAGAGCAAATGGCGCGCGATGTGGGAGCAGAGTCTCTTGCTGCCGGTGAAAGACTAAGAGAGCTAACTGGGGCCGAAGATTTAATGGCAGAGCGAAAAACAGCTCAAGAAGCTCTTCAAGCTCAACGCGAAGCTAGGTTTAACCCCGAAATGGAGCGTCGCCGTAAACTCAGAGCCGCACTTGCCAAGGGCGCGGAACAGGGTCTAGGTGGTTTTGGCGCAGGCTATACGGCTGAAGAAGAACGAATTGCGGGTGAAAAACTCTCCGCTGCAGAAGCCTCTGTTGCCGATATGGACAAGTTAATTGGCGAGCTACGTGAGCTTGGCTTGAGCCAGTTTGAAGCTGAGAAAGAAGCGCGTAATACTGTAGAGTCGAATGTAAGAGACGGTATGTCTGTAGCTCAAGCAGTGACAACTGCTAGACGCCAAGCGGCAGACGCAGCAGAAGGACGTGATGTCGAAAGACGCGGGCAGGATATAACAGCTAGAACTCAAAGGTATGTTGCGGACCAAGGTTTGAAACGAACAAGCGCCCAAGATAGGGGCGTTAAAGCACTTATGGATGAAGCTGAAGCAGCTGGTAAGCCTATAAGCGAAGCGGAAGCTTTACGTCAGTACTTCGGTATGCAGGCTTCGATGCAAGGGGTTCTACAGCGTGGTGTAGCGGCTGAACAAGATGCCGCCAACGATGCTCGAGAGCGAGCAATGGAACGAATAGGTATTATAGGCCCAGACGGCGCGGCTTATAGACAAGCGCAGAACGAAGGTAGAGGCGAAGAGTTCTTAAATAACATAATAAACCAAGAGCGCGCGGCTTTAGGGTTGCCACCATTAGGCGCTTCTGCCAGCACGGCGACTCAAAGTGTAGATGTTAGTAGCATAAACCCCACTGCTATTCAGAACCTTAGAGATAACCCCACTGCGCAGAATAGAGCGTTTTTTGACCAAGCATTTGGAGTGGGTAGTGCAGCGGCGGTCTTAGGCCAATAAGGGAGTAGTCATGGCGGAGCAAAAGTTAGGGGAAGAAAATCCTTTCCTACAATACGTTACGCCTGCTACAGGCGATTCGGGTCTTACTATTCAAGAGGAAAACCCGTTTTTACAATACGTAGAACCTGCCGCTGAAGACAATCCGTTTTTACAGTATGTAAGTGCTCCTGAGCCCGAGGACCGTGGGTTCTTTTCTCAGATGGGTAAAGGCTTTCAAGGGTTTGAGTTCGGTACAGTTGTTCCTAAAATTGGCCTACAAGTTGACTCTCCTATTATTGCCAAGGCACGTCAGTATCTTGGTGCTTACACTCAATTAGAGGAGGGGGCTACTCCAGAGCAACTAGCCGAAGGTTCGGGGGGTACGCTTGATTTAGACCAGTTAAGACGATACCAACAAGGAAGCGAAGAAGAGCGCCAACAACTCCGTGAGTTCAGCGAAACAACTAGCGAAAGAGCGATGGCTCGTACTAGGGAACGCCTTAGCACCCTTGCTGAGTCTGAAGCCCGCACCCAAGAATTTGCTCCTGCTGTACCCGGAATAACCGACGTAAAAAGTTTAGCAGACTTTAGAGATTGGTTGGGTTATTCCATAGGCGCAGGAAGTAAGCAGATAATTCCTGTCATGGGCGCTGCGGTTATTGGTGGGGCTCCCGGTGCGTTAGCCGTGGGTACTTCGCTTGCTGCTGGAGAAACTATTGGTAACCGCTTAAGTTTTGTCCAAGATATAGTTAAAGACCTCCCTCCTGAAGAACAAGCTACGGCAATCGCTGAGTACTTAGAAAAGACGGGCGACACTACGGCTATGGTGTCTCTTGCTTCTGGTGCGTTAGACCTTGCCGGTCCTGTTGGAAGTATACTAAGAAGACGCTTGGCTAAAGACTTAGGCGAAGAAGTTGTTGACCGCACAACCGGTGAGGCATTCAAAGCCGCCGTTAGGCGCGCACCTAAAGAAATGCTGGAAGAAGGTATTACTGGTGGCTTGCAGGAAGTAACTCAAATCGCCGGTAAGCGCGTAACTGGTGAGCAAGCGGGAGACATACTAAGCTCTGAAAACATTAAGGCTGTAATAGACGCAGCGGCTGCAGAAGCGGCGGGAAGTATTGGTGGTAGTGGCATAAACATAACTACCTCCACTGGTCGTCAGGCGTACCAGAACGCAAAGCGTGATGCCATAGCGCGAATCTTATCTACTCAAGCCCGTGCCGATAATCTAACTCAGATGACTGAGCAGGAGCTAATGGAGTTTGGTGCCCGTGTAGACCAGCACATGCGAGAAGGTAAGAGCGAAGAAGAAGCCGTTAAGCTAGCGGGGCAGGAAACTATTACTGGTGACATCGGAGCAGTCGAAGAAGCTTCTGCACAAGCAGAAACGGACGCTATTGAAGCCCAAGAAAAAATAGCCGCAGAACCTGTTGCTGAAGTAGATGAAACTATAGAGCTGCCTCAACAAGAGAAAGAAGGCATTTCCGCTATGGCGCGGGAGGATGCCGCAGAAGCAACAGAATTTAACGAAGTAATGAGCCAGAACAAAGCCGCTGTGCTGGAAAGCATGGGACCTGAAGCAGCCGCTCTATACGAAAGTGAAGCACGTGCGCTAATAGATGCTAAGCGCCCAGAGGAAGCGCCTTCCGTCGCAGGGCCTGCGATAGGTGAAATAACTGATGCAGAACTTCAAGACGACCGCCGTGCGCCAGAGCTGGGTTTCGAAGAGCCTACCAAAGCAGAACCCATAGAGCTTGAGCAGCCTGAGCTAGACCTTGGACCTGAAGTTAACCCTGTTACTGGGTTACAACCCAAAGGAACTAAAAAGACTCGGGGTAGGCCGCCACTTGAGCAAACTGAAGCACGAATAGCGCAGGTCGCACAAAACACGGCGGAAAGTAAAGCACGCACTCAGACTCTATCTCGAGCGGTGTCTAGTGCGTCTACAGTTATTAAGCCCGAAAAGCTTACCACCCTGCTTAAAAAATATGGGTTCGAGACTTTAGAAGAAGTCCAAGCATTTGATCCCACTCCACAAAGAGAAGCCGCTGCGCCCGTTGAAATAGAGGAAGAGGCAGGTCTTAGCCGATTGGAAAGAATAGCCCGTGCTGCGCCAAAACCAGAGCAGGTGGCGGAGCCAAAGCAAACTGCTGAGCAAAAGAAAGCCTTAGTTGAGCGCAATAAGCGAGTTAAGAACTACAACGCGTTAATCAAGCAACTGGGTAAATACCAAAAGCAGCGTATAGACAAACTGGCTAAGCTGTATGAACTTAGAAATGATCCGCAGTACCGTGGCAATGGGCGCGCACTTGCCAATATAGATAAGTTTATTGCTCGAGAAGACATTAGTCCTCAAGAGCGTGAATTAGCGAAAGCGCAGGCAGCATCAAAGAAACCTCGTCGAGCTGAGAGTTTTGAAGAGGCGACATCTAGTCAGTTACGCCCAGAGTATGCGAATGCACCGCAGCCTGCGTCTTTGTTTGATGCAGTAATGCAAAACGGTACGCCGTTCGAAAAGCTGTTAGCGCGTAGGTTAAAGCCATTCCTTGAGGGGACTAGGCTTGTAATTGTTAACGACGTCGCTATTGATGTCCCTGCGGATGTGCAGCAAGATTTTTATAATTCTAAAGGGCTGTATGATGGGCCCAGTAACACCATATACCTAAACAACACCACTCAAGATGCACTCGATTCGGGGCTTAACAATAGAGTATTCCTGCATGAGGCTGTACACGCTGCTACTGTAGGAGTAATGGAAGCTTATGTAAGAAACCCCGAGCTGCTATCACCGAAAGCACAAGAAGCAGTGCAGCAGATCATGGAACTAATGGTCGTTGCAGAGACTGTTTATTATAAGCGCAAAGAAGCGGGCCTCACTTCACGCGCGCTCGACGCCCTTGCTGACAGAGAAGCAGGATTGGATGTGTTCAGCGATCTGTATGAGTTTGTGTCTTATGGTCTTACACAGCCTGAGTTCCAAGAGTTTTTAACGGTTGTTACCCCCGTTGAACGTAGTGGGCTTAGCAGATTCCTTGATGCGGTTAGAAGCTTATTTAATATCCCTAGAAACCAAGACAATGCGTTCTTGTCGCTCATGGACTTAACTGACACGGTCATAGAAGAAAACAAAACCTTTAAAAACCTAAACCCCAGTGTAGTAGCCCAAGCTAAAAAGCAAGCGAAGCGTGGAAGCGCGCAAGCTAATAAACTAGCTAAAAGTGCTAGACCAGAGGCAATGGTCAGTAGCCTAGGTGAGTTAGTCGCTGCGGTTCGTAGTGGGGCTGATGCGTCGAGACTTTTAAAGAGTATATACCAAGCTATTGATGCTAAAGCGCTCCGTGCCGTGCTTGGTACTTTTACTAGCGACGGTATTGTTAGGAGTTTTGGGGACGCCATACTTAATCTCAAAGTTACAAATGACGTCGTACAAGATATGGCTATCTATCGTGGTCGTATGCTACGGGCTTTATCCGAGAAAGTTCCTAAGTGGGCAGAGTTTAATGCGAAGTTTCAGCAAGGAGCCATTATTCTTGCAGACGTTATGCACTTGGCTACGCTGCATAACTTTGACCCTGCGAAGCATAAAGACTTAGCAACGGCTCTGAAGAACGACGCCCAGTTAGTTGCCCTACGTAGAAAACAGCAACAGGTTGCAGCCAACCCTCTAATGTCTAAGGGCCAAAAAGTTTCTGCTCGAGCTGCGGTTACCCGTAGAGAAAATCAAATTCGAGAAGTTTACGAAGGCGCTACTGTAGATGGCGATGTCTACGCAGGTTGGAATAATCTGCAGAAGGAAGAGAATGGCGGCCAACGCGGTGTTGAAATATACAAGATGGCGCGCGATTCTTATAAAGACACTTTGCAAGAGCACCAGTTTATACTGCAACAGAAAGTAGCTAGGTCTAACCTGCCAGATGAGGCTAAGAAAGTAGTACTCGCAGAAATAACAAAGAACTTCCAAGAAGCTAAAAGGTTAGAAGTTTACTTCCCACTTATGCGCTACGGTGATTGGTGGCTGCGTGTAGGTAAAGGGCAGCAGCGTGAGTTTTATATGTTTGAGTCTGAAGTGGCTCGAAATGACTTTGCGCGTAAGCGGGCCGAAGAGCGGGGTCAAAATTACGAAGACGCCCTTGAATCAGAAGACATTCAGATAGGGCAGAACTCTCAAACAAATGAGTTCCGAAAAGAAATCAACGACTCTAGTGCTACGTTGAAAAAAGTCTTTGAGCTACTAGACGAGAGCCCCAGTGCCAACACACCGGATATTAAAGACAGCGTGTACCAAATGTATTTGATGACGCTTTCCGGCCAAGATATGCGCAGAAGGTTCGTCCATCGTAAGGGTGTTGCGGGCTTTAGCACAGATGTACTGCGTAACTTCGTGACTTCACAGCATACAAGTGCCAACCAACTTGCACGTTTACAGTTCTCTGAAGACATACGTAATGGTATTGCACAGGCGTACGCCGAGCTAAAGGGCCGACCTGATGCTGCTAGGTTAAAGATCGTAGTAGACGAAGTAGCCGGACGGGCACTTGATGAGGCTAGTCCTCCTAAGCTGGCTGAAGGTGTAAACTGGGACAGCATGGCGAGCTTTGGCAATAAAGTTGTCTTCTACTGGCTTCTTTCTGCGCCTAAGTCTGCGATAATCCAGCTTACTCAACTACCTATTGTTGGCCTACCAGTGCTTGCTGCGGAGTTTGGCGGAGTGAATGCACATAAGATTGCCGCGCGGTACATGGCTACTTTACCTTTCAACAAGCTGGGCACTTCTAAGTTCGATGATGAAGGCGTTTTGCAAACGCGGTTCAGTGAGCCGTCGATGAACAAAAGCTCTTACGTGTTAGAAAACCCCGACAGAGAACTGTCTAGGGCACTGCAAGAGGCTTGGAGCTACGCAAACGATAGAGACTTATTTATGTCTACCTATGCTGCGGACTTAACCGCGCGTGGGCAGATACCGTCTAGGTCGCATGGCGCGTTGCCTACTAGAATATTTAGGGGCACAGCTAATATGATGAGTGGTTTATTCCACCATACGGAACGCATTAACCGTGAAATTATGTACATGTCTTCTTTTGAACTTGCTTATGCTGACGCTAAGAAGCGAGGTTTAACAGGGAAAGCTGCACAACAGGAAGCCCAGCAACGGGCTATGGACCTGACTTATAGGGGCCTGTTTAACTACAGCAACTACAACAAGCCTAGACTAATGAAGTCGACAGCCGTAGGGCGCATAGCTACGCAATTCTTGACCTTCCCCATGCAAATGACGTCTTACATGGTGCGTAACTTCTTTAACATGCTTAGTATGCACAAGTCGTTTGCAGAAAAGAAACAAGCAGCTACGCAGTTCTTTGGCACTATGGGCATGACTTTTATGTTCGCTGGCGCTACGGGTTTACCTTTGTACACGTCTATGATGGCGCTTATGGAAGGTATTCGAGAGGCTATGCGACCTGAAGGTGAAGACGATGATCCTTGGTATGATGAGGACGACTATGGTAACCCCCTAGGTAAACGAAACTTAGACCTTTGGTTCCGAGAGTCTTTCCTGCCACAGTATTTTGGAAAAGATAGCAGTATTGCTAAGTCTTTGGGTCTAAGCGACGAAACGGCTGACTTACTCCAACGTGGGGTAGAGCTAGGTCCTATATCGGCTTTAACTGGGTTGAATATTGGTGCGTCCACTTCTCTAGATGGATTGTGGTTCCGAGACGATATACCCAGAGAGAGCACGGAAGAAGAGCTAGTTAATTGGTTTTATAATACTGGTACAGGTCCATTTGGTAGCTTAATAAGAAGTGGTAGTCGCGCATACGACGATATACGCGACGGTAAATACCAGAGAGCAATGGAAGGGCTTCTACCTGCCTTCTTTAGAAACCCTGTTAAGGCTTTACGTTTCTATGAGGAAGGCAACCTAACGCGGCAAGGTGCGGAAGTTAAACCAGAGGAGTACTACACTGCATTTAAACTAGTGGGTCAAACTCTAGGCTTTAGCGACACCGAAGTAGCAGAGATACAAAACTCCAACTTCTTAGTTATGGGGCTTGTTAACGAGCTGAAACAAGAAAAAGGAGCACTGCTTGATGACTTAGACGACGCCGTAACTAACTACGAAAACTCTTTAAGCGACAAATCGTATGATGCAATCCTAAAAGTTATGGATGAAATCACGCAGCACAACTTAAGAAATCCTTGGACTTACATAGATATAGATACTATGGAGCGGTCGTTAAAAGGTAGGGCGGAAAGAAGGGGTGCTTCATTTGAAGGGTTGTATGTAGACAAGAAACTGCAGCCAGTTATCCTGACGCTGAAAGAAAAGATACGTAACCCCTAAGCTATTCGCCATATGCGAATGCCTCGCACCCCGTCTTCAATCACTACTTTGGTAGCTGTTTTGTAGGCGAGGCGCTTGGTCACATTCACGATGTCTTTGCGAGATTTTCTGGGGTTAAGGCAGGGTATAAAGAAAGAAGACCCCACCTTAAACTTGGCCCAGTTAATCTCGTACGTCACCTTCTCTACTATCATCAATGTCGTCTTCTGATTCCGCTAAGGAATCCATCTCTATGAAGTCTGGATTAGAGCAGTCCAGTACAAGGCAGCGTACGCCCTTCGATGTTATGCCCATGCCTTTAGACAGGCGCTTGTTAATAGTCTCCAAGTATATCCCTGTTTCTTGCAGTTCCTTAGTAACTTCTTGGTAGTCTATCTGCGCATCTACACAGTGTTTTCTGAAGTAGTTCACTGGGATAAAGAGCTTCTTGGTATCAGGCTCGTATCTCTGCTTCAAACCGCCCCCACCTTTTGGCTCCATAATAGGGAACTTAGGCTTGTTAGTTCGCTTGTCTACACCGTCATCCACGATCAACATATGACCTAACCAGCGGTTAACATAGTCACCAACAATAGAACTAGCGGGGCTAACGGGTGCTTTAGTTTCTGCTCTCATATCTTTTATCACCGGAGTTATCTTATTAAGTATGCGCCCTATGTCCCAAGAGATGAGCCCAAGGCGACGAGCAATTATACCACCAGCTATGTTCGCTGCTATCACGGCAGACCAATTACGTTCCCGCTGCGTAAGCTCGAGCTTAGCGTCTATCTTGGCTTGCACCTCACGCACTAACTGTTTGCAGTCCTCTAAGTTGCCAACCAAATACCTAGCATACGGTTCGATTGCAACGCCGTAGTTCTGGTTTAACTGGTGGTCAAACATGTCTTTACCCTCTTGTGTAGTAATTATATTTTTCTCTGGGTAGTCTATCCTAAACTCAAGCAAGCGCATCATTTCGCCATCAGGAGAATCTTTTAAAGCCGTAAGCTTTTGGTAGAAAGAAGAGTTAGCACTAGCTAGTGTAATAGTCCTCCACGTGGTGTTATTGACCCGCAGCTTGTTAGTGCTTGCTTCTGCTTTGTCCTTACCCCGTCCTTGAGATGCGGCGTAGGCGTACTCTGAGAAAGCTTCTGCTTTCATGTTGGTAATCTCGTCAAAAGTATTAACGATGTTATTTAGCAGTCCAAGCTTGATAACCCTACCCACGCTTGTGTCATCAGGAGTACCTAACAAATGTTCTGGGTGCCCACATATGCTGTTCGCCATTCTAAGCACGGTGGTCTTACCCGTACCTGCAAACCGGTGAATCATGTTGATGATCGCGCCTTTCTGACCTGTGAACTTAAGCAAAGGTGCCCCAAAGCCGCTGAGCGCAGCAAAGGCTTGCACCTCAAGTCCGGGCCGGTCGTACAGTGCGAATACTTCCTTCCACTTCTCTAAAGTACCGCTGCTGTGCAGATGCTCCACTACCCCCTGAGTAACACTGGCTGGGGGCGTGTGGTACGTACCGTCTCTAGTTATCTCTTTGTTTCCGACAATAAACTTGCTGTCGTTGTCGGCCCAACCGAATTGGACTCTCATAACCTCCGCCTTCCTTTTATGTTGCAGCTCCTTAATCGAACTGATTACGAACTGTAGTATCAATTTAAACTGTGGCTCCGGTGCCATTACTCCATACTTAGAAAGCTCTTTGCGCAGTTCTCTAAGTTCAGTTATTTTTGCATTGGGAATCACAAACTCTCTGAGCCCGTCTTTGGGTGTGTGCAGTTTAAAGACCGCAACATCTCCAAGCTCGGGGTCGGTCATACGTTTTTCAACGTATAGGTCATTCTCATAAACTAGCTTAGGCCCATCGTCGTCATCCCCAGATAACTCCAAATAAATACCGCCGTTCTTGCCCCTAAAGAAAGGAGCCGGATACTCTGGTATGCGCACTTGGACAGGGTCTGCAAGCTCTTGCTCTACATCTAGTTCTACCTCTTTGGATTCCTCGGATGCGGGCGCAATGCTTACTAGGTTGTCTTCTGCTGACGCCCTTAGTATGCCCTTCCCCAGAGATATAGGACTTGTTATCGCTCCCCTGTGAGGACAACCATCGCACCCGCCCGGATTATTTCGCTCGAAAACTTCACAACTGTGTGGTCCTAATATGTGCTCTATCTTTTTTTCTACTACATCAGGGTCATAGTCTGGATGCCCTGCGGATAACTTGTGTATAGCTTCGCCCTTGTCGGAACAAAACTTAGCTACAGATAACGCGTCAAACCAACGAGGTTCAGACAGCGTGTCTCTTTCTTGGTAACAAGCAATCAGTTGTTGGCAACTAGTCTTAGTCTTCTGCCGCAGCATAATCTTAGCGAAAGAAGAATCCATGTTGTCCGCTATTGCCTGACCTATCGCAGTCAACTTACGCTTTGGACGTGAGCGGGCTGCTATCTGTTCTATCTCTTCGACGCCAAGTATTTCCTTGAACTCATCGAAAGTAATAGCTTCAGTTACCTTGCGTACTTGTACTTTTTTGGGAGGATCGTCTTTAAAGTTATAAGTTTCAGGAACCCTAAGAATACGGGAGACTTCAAATACAACGGGGTCTACATAAAAGTTCTGGGTAAGACAGACATTGCGCAGCCTAGCAGCTACGGGCTCCCAATCTTCCCTAGAGACTTCTTCAGTAAGCACCCAGTATGCGTGTATACCGCGCCCTGAATCGACTATGGTAGGTAGGGGTAACCCTACGAAATCACAGAACGTTTTTAATGCGCGTAAGCCTTCCGCCTGAGATATATAACCGTCGGGGCGGTTAGTCTTTTCGTTTACCTCAGCTTTTGTAGGGCCGCAATCAATATCAAGCCAGAAAGATTTTAACGCAGATACGTTTTCCTTTACTCGGCCCCCGTCGATTGTTTGTAACTTAGCCACGTTATAGAACACATTGCGCTTTTCTTGGACGAACTTTTTAGTCCAGCCGTCTAGCTCTGCTCTGGTAGCTACAACTTTCTGTTTAACGTCCTTTGGTCCCTTTATACCGAGTACGCAGAAGAACCCATCACTGGGCTGCACGTAATCTAGAAGGTCAAAGTTAGTCATTAGTAGTCTCTTGCTTGTTATAGTTCGGAGATTAGCTCTTCTATGAGGTCAGTAAGCGGAGGCTTGGGGGTGTTAACCCCCGTAAACCAGTTATAAACCGCTTGTCTACTTACACCCAAGGTATTCGCTACTTCCGAAACAGACAAGTCGTGCTTTATGCAGAGCCGCCCAAGCTTTACGCCCAAGGAGCGGCCACTTGCCTCTTTGTTTTTCTGAATTAACCTTGCGGTATAGCCGTAACTCATTAGCTCTCGTCGCCTCCCCATTCGCCAATGAGTGCAGCCATGTCGTCATCTTCGTCTACAACCGCTTCTTCTTTCTTAGATGCGCGCTTCTTAGGCTCTTCAACGACTTCTTCTACGATTGCTTCCTCGACCACTGGCTCTTCAACTACGGGGGCGGGCTTTGGAGCAGCAACGGCGGCGGGCTTAACAGTAACTTTGTCCGCTTCTGCAACCGTCAGGCGAGTGTAGCGCTTAGCCATTGGGTCTTGCTGAGCCTTCAGTACAACTTCAAACTCTTCGTCGCTAAGCTCACGCAGTGGAGAGAATACAAGCTCCATAGTTTCAGCATTAGTGTTAAAAGCAATCGTAGTTACTACCGTGTCAGGAGAAAGATCGTTGCTAACTAAGAAGTTAACGTAGCTCTCAAACGGGTGCTGATTACCAACGCCCTTACCAAACAAAGACTTAGCAGGGATATTGAACTGGTAAATCGTACCACTGGGGTCACCCTCTAGAATCAAAGCAACGCGACGTTGATAGCGACAAGCTTTACCACCAGTATCGCCTGAACCTTTTACATTCTGTGGGCAGTCCGCACAGTTAGCATGCTGCGGGTCTTCTGCTTGTGCTTCTGGCTTGTTACCTTCGTTAGACCAGCAGTTGGGCAGCGTAGCTTCTTTCTTAGGATCGAACTTCTCCTTGTAGAAGATACGAGAAATGCCGGGCAGCATATCTACGATAATTGCGTTGAACTCACCACGGATAACTTCACCCACTTGGTCACCGTTGACTACCTTCTTAAAGGTGCCGTTGATGTTGGCTTGTATGCGTCTGTTGTTGACCGTGCGCTTTTCTTTTAGTTGAGTGCTAAGGCCAGTTACTCGGGGGGATGACTTCGCAACTTGTGTGTTGCTTGTGAATATTGATACGTCGTTAGACATGTTTATCTCCTATTTAGAGGTTGGTTTTCTTACTGAAATTACGTACTTCTTGTTTGACTGCAGTCCCATCGGGCATAGGTCTGGATTGTCCGATAGAAATTCTTTTAAGTTGCCGTTATGAATGCGCTTCTCTAGCAGATGAAAGGCATCGTTCTCTTGAATAAACTTGTACATAGATTCCCAATCGCTAGTCCAGTAGCTGGAGTAAACCCTGCGGCTAACAGTGCCTTCGGGTGTCTTGAGACTATCCGCGTTCTGGTCGTTGCAAAGGGAAAGAAGCTTATCGGAGACTTTTTCTTGCTGCTCTTTTATGAGCTTTATCTCGTCTTCTTTTTCTTTAATTGCGTTGCGCATCTTTATGTAAATGGCAACTAATTTATCGGCAGTTGGTTCGGCCATCACCCTCCTCCTTTAGTAGTGGGAAGGCTAGTATAGACCTGTTATTTACATTGTCAAGAGTTAATGTTTAGTTCTTGGCGGTAAAGGTCAATAATTTTACTGTGGTTGGTTATATTGTTTTGGAGCATGGTGTACAGCTTTCTTTCCACCTCGCTGCCTTCAATATGTACCACGGTCATTGGGTTGTGTTGGCCCGGTCTGTCGATACGAGCGTTAGCTTGCAGGTATGTCTCTACGCTAGTTACAGGGGCGTACCAAATAATGGTGTTGGCCGCTGTAAGCGTAAGACCGTGAGACGCTGCTTGGGGTTGAATAACTAAAACCCTAGGGTCAGATTTTTCTTGGAAGTCTTTGATGATCTCGCTTCTTTTATTAAGAGAAACTTTACCCGAGATAATTGAATTAGTTATCTTGTTCTTCTCTAGGAAACTATGAAGCAGGTCTATGGTGTGCGTAAACGGAACGAACACTAGCACTTTGTGCGTAGACTCTTGAATTACCTCAAGAATAATTTTAAGTCGATTACTAACGTCAAACTCTAGTACTTCTTTCTCGTCGGTGTAGACTGCGCCGCCAGAAATTTGCAAAAGTTTATTGAGCTGTGTCGCTGCGTTTACGGAAGTTACTTGCTCCCCGTCAGCTTCTAGCATCATCTGCTTTTTAAGTATTTCGTAGTACTGTGCTTGCTGTTTTGTTAGCGGAGCCTCACGTTCTACATAAGTAACGCTAGGCAAATCAAGGCATTGGTCTTTCTCGAAACGTATGGCAGGTTGCAAAGCTTTATGCACCGTCTGGTCCGCATCAGATTTGGGGCGCCATATATACTGGGTAGCCTTGTACATTACCTTGTCTCGGAATTGCCCAAAGTAACGAGGGACATTATCGGGAGCTACTAATCTAGCTAGGCCAAACGCATCCACTGGAGACTGCGCAGCTGGAGTACCCGTAAGCATCCACAGCCACTCTACATTGTCGGCTATAGATTTCAGAGTTTTCCAACGGTTAGTCTGCGAGTTCTTATAAGCACTGGCTTCATCTACCACGATCATGTCGAAGTTGGCTTGCTTAATTTCCTCTTTGATAACTTCTACACCATCAAAGTTTATGATTACAAACTCGCACCCTTCGGCAATAATCTTACGTCGAGTAGTAGACGAGCCATGCGCTACAGAACAACTCCGGTGCATGGCGAACTTAAACAGGTCTTGCTGCCATGCAGACTTCATAATCGACAGAGGGCAAATAACCAAGACACGCTTTATGAGGCCAAGCTTCATCAAGTAATCCGTAGCCCATATAACAGATGCAGTCTTACCAGTGCCTTGCTCGTTGAAGCAGAAAGCTTTCTTATTAAGAGTGAGGAAAGCTGCTGTTTCTTTCTGGTGTGCAAAAGGAGTTAACTTACCTGTCCACGAGTAGTCTCTTTTTATCGGAGACGGTACGTCTTTGGCTTTCAATTCCGTCAGCACTTGCGCTTCTTTTAGTTGCCACTCAATGGCCACTTTGTATATGCCATCTTTTTCGCTAATGACCTTATACTTGTCTACCTTTTCGGCAATGAGGTGAGGCTTCTTAGTCTTAAAAACAATTAGTTTATCTTCGATTATCTTCATGCTTTAGAGGTCTTCTTTTTCTTGCGCTCACGAGTGCTGGTTTCAGATACGAGGTTGCCTTTTGAATCTCGTTTGAATGAACGGTTGCGGCTTGCTGTCTCTACCTTAGTGCCGTCAGAGTTCTTGCCGCCTTTGTCCATAGCCTTCTTATGCGCTACGTCCTTGCCGTCACCCTTGCTTACCTTACCTTCTCGTTCGGCTTTGCGGCGGGCAGCGTTGCGCTCAGCGCGTTTTTTCTTTTGCTCTTCGGTGCCTTGGTACTTAGCGTATTCAGCTTTGTAGTCTCGTTTACTCTTGGTCATTTTGGGGGTCCTGAGTTTCAGTAAATTTATATCCGTGGAGTTTAAAAAATAGAGCTAACCGTAAAATACCCTGCACAAAGTCATCTTTCTCATGCTCCCCTTCAAAAAACAACAACATTCTTTCTGTGGGTGGCGGTACAGATGCGGGCAATATTTCAGTCGTGCCATCTTTCCTGCGTCTCCAAGTCATCGGTAATGCTTGCATTTCATAGCCCGCAGTATTTTCAAACTCTAGGGCAAATTTAGAACGGTACTTCGATTCATCTGAAGCGTTAAGGCGTAATTTCATGCTGAGTCCGTAGGTAGAATCATACCTCCAATTAAACTCCGCCTCTTCGTCAGTTATGTATTCTTCGATACTTAACATAGGTTCGTTAACCATATTAGTTTCTCCTATTGTGGGGGCATTTAGTAACCGGACAGTACGCACAGAGGGGCCCGCTTACTGCGTTCCAAACATTGGACTCCTCCGCTACAGCTAGCCGATCTAAGTCCGGGTGAAAGCCCGCAAAGTAAGACTTAATGAACTCTCGATTATGTTCTTTGCGGATAAACTCGTTACTAACTACATAAAGCAATGCAGATTTTATAGTTTGTACTTCAGGGAAATGCAGAAAGGTCGCTGCTGCTAAAGCGTCCAACTGCGCAGTATCCGCGTACTTCGCATTTTTGCCAGTCTTGTAATCCACAAGGTAAGCTTTATCCCCGTTAACTATTACCAAGTCAGCAATGCCTCGCCACCAAACTTCTTTTTCTTTATCGAAAAACTTACAAGGGCTGTACTCTGCCCCGTCGTAAGAAACACCAAACTTAAGCTCGCAGTGTTTGTCGCCCTCTATCTTATTCAATGCGTCTAAAGACTTGAGGATGAAGTCAAACTTCTTAGGTATGGGTACTCCATCGCGTATGTATAACTCTGCAGCTTTATGAACTTCATTACCGTAGCGCAGGGCTTGGGTAGAAACGTCTTTAACATCCTTGGCTATGCGTAAATGGTAGTACTTTTTAGGGCACTGTTTGAACGTACTTAAACTGCTATAAGACCAAGCTGTCATAGGAGACCTTTCTCTTTTAGAATTTCATAGTTAGCCACGTGCGCATCTTCTATTTCTTGTTTGCTTTGCCCGTAGTACGGTACAGCTAAGTGTTCACTTACTAGTGCGGCGTTAACTGAAGTTTTGTCGCTCAACATTATAACACCTAAGTAGCGTCCGAACTTTCCTTTTTCTTTTGTGGTGAGAGTGTAAGTCCCGCCATCGTGTAGCAATCCCTTGACGAAATCCTTTGCGGCAAGTCCCGCTGCTTTTTCATCCTTGTCTCTGCTACGACACTCGGGGCAATCCACGCCAAAAAGACGGATACGCTCACCATGAATCCAATGATTAAAGCCAAGATCAATATCAACATCTACTGTATCTCCATCAACAACACGAACAATCTTACAGTTATATTCATACATCTAGTCTTTACTCCCTTTTTTATGCAGGATGAACCCTCCTAGCTGTCTTTTTATTGGGTCAGTTAACGAGTCGGACGAAAAACTTATTCCATGCTTGCGCTTGTTCCTGCCTTCCACGTCGGTTTCGGTGTAAGCATTGCGGGGTAACTGGGTTATCTTCCCGCCTTTAGCCTCAAACTCTTCAACTTGCCGTTGCAATTCTTTGCGTAGTCGCTCGCGTTCTTGGGGGGTCAGTACATTAATTTTTGTCGTGGTCACTATTTTATACCTGTATAAAACACATGCTGATGTATCTTGGTTGTAACTTCTCCAGTGTAAGCCCATTCAGGGAACACCTTTGTATTATGATAATGAGTCGCACCGTTTGTAGTGTCAGGGATATAACCACTCAACTCTGCAATGTACAACGCGTTAAACCATGCCTGTTTGTTCTTCGGATCGTCCGACTTACCGTCACAATAAAAACTAAACTGGCACTTGTTACGAATAGGTACTCCATTCCAGTAGTACCCCTGCTTAACCACGTCACACGCATTGTCTGGGTAACGTGGGTCTTTGATTCTGTTTTGGATTACATGGGCTACAGCAAGCTGCCCTGCTGTTGGTTCACCCCTCGCTTCAAAATAGACGGCCGCTGCGACGCATACTAACGGAGTAATCATAGATTGTTTCCTCTTTCTCAAGGACGGGCGATATTTTTTCTATTACTAACCCGTCTGCATGATAGGCTTCTTCAGGAGTAAGCACTTCTATTCGGTTTGGTTCCGTTTCTACTACAAACATTTTTTGTTGCGTGGCGTTAGCCACAAACTGCGCCTCTTCTATAGCCGCCATTGGATCAGTGAAGTACGACATCTTCCACCTCGTATTCGTAGTTAACGGTTTCCTCGTTAGTAGAGAATAGTCCTGCACCGTTGCTTAAATGAAACTTCATAGCGGTATGAGTGTGTGGAGACATAGTTATTACCGCATCTACCTCTGGGTGCATTATGGGCGTTGCTTCTAGTAAGTTACTAATCAGCTTTCTTCCGTGCCCTTTTTGGTATGACCATATTGAGTAGGGGCACAGTACCGTACCAAGTGCCCCGTGCATAGCCTCTCTTTCTTCGAGCGCTTCTTCTATATCGGTAAGTTTCCCTGCGGCGATAAACTTTAATTGCACTTCGTCTTGCGGTACGAACTTACATATGACCACACAAACAACTGCGGCTATTTCTCCCGTCTCGTCGTTTACCTCTGCATACACATGGAAAGGGGCATCAAACCTGTCTGCGTTGTCCTTAAACAACCCTCCACGTACGGGGTCATCTTCTATTAAATACAGGTGGTCTGCGGCGTTACACTTTATCAGCATCCTCAAACTCCTGAAGTATGGCTTCTAACTTTTCTACTGCTTCACTGGCCCGCTGTAACAAAGCCATAATCTTTTCGGCGTCCGCACCATCTACTTCTATTGTTATTTTCATTTGACGTTGTGTATCTCGATTAGCAAGTCAATGCAGTGTTTAGCTTTCTCTAAGTCCGACAAGGGTTGCCCCTTCAACTTCCACCTAGTTATATACTTCACTACGTTACCTTCTAGCAGCGACAAGCCATTCTTCTCGGCGTACTCCGCTGGTTGGATAGCCATGTTCTTATAATGCGTCCCGCCCGTCTGTTTCTGTAGGGGTGTCTCCTTCGGTAATGGGTCGGTTGGCTTCGCCATTTGTGCGTATATCATTCTCTTCTTCCTTCTGTTTTGGTTTCTCAAAGATTTTTGCCCAGTTCTCCCCGAAGTCTTTAGCAGGGATAAGTAAGGGCCTACGTCTGCTGCCTTTTCCACTCATTTTTCGCCTCTCGAATTTGTTTAAGTTCGGCCGCTATTTCTAACTGGCAAGCAAACAACTTTAACGCCGCTCTGATTTCTTTGTTAGTCATGTGCTTCCTTTTTAGTTTCGTACTTACCAATAACATCTCCCGCATCTAGCCAAATTTTTAGAGCTTTTAGTAGGTTTTTCTTTCTAGTCTGCAAGTTTTTAATCTTTTCTTTACGCGCTGCTTTCATCTTGGCTACGTCTGCCCTCCAAGAGGCCACCGTCTTTTTTGATAAAAAGAATTTTAGCCGTTGCATAACTGTGGGGCGCTTCAAAGTCTCGGCAAGGTCTAGTTCAATCTTTTCTATTATTTTTAGTACTTCTGCCCTAGTAGTCATTAAAGTTCTCCAGTTTAAGTTTCTCTGATTCAAGTTCTTGCATTGTCTGGTACAGTATCTCTAACCCATTCAAAAGGCGTTCGTTCTCGTCTGCCGCACGTTTAAGTTCTTGTTGCTTGCGTTCTCTAACCGCCGCAAGGTGCTTATCCTCTAAAAAGGGGTAGAGTAAATCTTGATTGCGGGGGTTTCTTAATTTTCTAAGCGCCTTGGCTTCTATTTGCCGAATTCTGCTAGGCGTAACTCCAAACAATTCTCCTACTTGATCTAGTGTGTGTGGTTTTTCATCTTCTAATCCAAAACGTAAAGCCAGTACCTTTTGTTCTCTTTCGCTTAAAGACTTAGCTATGGCTTGCCTCACACCTTGCATAACTTCTTGTTCTATAAGAGCCACAGAAGGATCATCTGTCTCTAACATCCTCGAAGGTAATAGCTCGTGTTTGTTCTTTTCCGTGACTACAATGTTTTTGTCTAGCGCGTTTTCTAAATGCTCTGCTGGAAATAGGTCTTCAATGTCGCAATAAAAGAAGTCGCATAGTTTCTTAGCTAATTCCTTTAGCTCCCCCTTCTTTGTATATGGGGGGCTAGTTAGGTTTAAATAATATCCTACGGCAGAGGGGTGTGAACCTATAGCTCTAGCTAACTGCGCAGCATTTTCAATCCCGTATTCCTTCATCTTAGTAAACAAGTAGTTATTTTTTATTTTTATTTCTAGTCTATAATCTTTCATAGTGTTCTCCTTGTAAGGGCCCGTAGCGTGGGCTAGCCGGTGTACACACAAGCTGGAGAACGACCCTTTCTGTGCGAAGGGAGGAACAATTGACTTGTTATACACTGCGGGTGTTGTAGCCGTGCAGCTTACCCACCGCCCGCTGGGGTATTACTTAACACTCACCGTAGGAGTTAGCGTATCCACCTTCACAATCTAAAGGTAAGTCTGGTGCCCACTCGGGGCGTATTCTCATGCAGTACTCTACGTATTCCATAGCGCGTTCTATCTCCGCTAGGGGGGCTATACAGCCTATCGCATCGTGCACGGTCATTACAACTTTATAGCGCTTGGCAACTCTGAGCAACTGCTCACCGATCACAATACGAGCCAATGCCTGACAAACGTTCTCAATAACCTTACCCCCGTATATCCTGTTGGGTATGGTAGCTCGCCCGCGCTTAGTGTCGTAAACAAGCTCCTTGCGCCCGTCTTCTTCGTTAACTTCCTTCCTTAGATTGGGGTACTTAATATGTAGACCATTAGGTAATTTGATCCCCGTCTCGGCATCGACCACGAGTATCCCTACCTTGCCTATATCCTGCGCCCGTCCTTGCATCAGCCCTTCAAGCGCGTTACCTGCGGCTCGCCATAGCTTAGGTATATTTGGGTAAGTCTCTCTATATACACGGATAATCCTGTCGCACTCTTCTTGGCTGAGGTCGACCCCGAAGGTAGCTAACTGAGCTTTGAACTTGCTGGCTCCCATGCCGTAGCCCGCTCCAAGGATCGTAGTCTTACCCACAAACCGCTCGTCTTTGGTTATCTCTTCCTTGGGCTTGTTGTAGATGGCCGAGGCCATGATTTTGTATACATCGTCCCCCCTGTCGAAGGCTTCCACTAGGTCGTCCTGCTCAGCTAACCAAGCAAGGGTGCGGGCTTCGATCTGAGATAAGTCACAGTCTACGAACTGGTAGCCCTCTGGTGCGCATATAGCTTTCTTAAGTATGGAGCCTCGAGGTAGGTTCTGCATGTTCACCTTGTCGTCCCCACCCCACCTGCCTGTATGTGCAGCGTAGTACTTCAGTGGTATGGGTAGCTTGCCCCTTTCGCCTATCGCAATAAGCCGTTCCGTGCGAGTCTCGTCAATCGTGGACTTTACCCCCATGCGGGTAGCCACTAGCACCTGCACCAGTGGGTTGCTGTGTTCCTGTAGCGCCTTGAACCCCTCGTCAGTCTTAGCGAAGGCGTACGTCTCTTTGCCTGTCGTGAGGCTAACCTTCTTGGGGGGTTGTACTCCGCACCTTGTGAGCAGCTCAGCGAACTGAGGGTTGCTCATTATCTGCTTGCGGTCTACCTTGGCCTTGGTCAGTAGCTTTTCCTTGGTATCCCGTATCTTAGTCAGGTGCCCCGTCAGCAGGTCTCGGTCTACCTCTAATACAGGCTCAGTGAACATCCTGAGAGTCAGGTCAATCAGGTCTAGCTCTAGGCGGGGGAACCCCTTTATAAGCACCTTGAAGAGCGCATAGGTAAGCTCTACGTCGTTTATACAGTACCCTGCGTACGCCTCCATTTCTTCTGGGGTGAAGTCCAACCGCCTCTTGCCTAACGCGTCCAGTACCTCTGTGCCTTTGACCCCAAGGTTATAGTGCTTAACTAACGCCGATAGGCTACCGCCTACTTCTATAGTGTGTATAGCTCGCGCCATGCAAAGGGTGTCAGCAATCTTCTTGGGGCGTATGTCGAAGTGCCAACTCAGGATAGCGGCGTCGAACCTAGCATTGTGCGCTACTGCCACTGAAGTACTCCAGTCGTAGTCATCTAGAAACTTCTTTATCTTACTTTTGGGCCCCGTTATAAATTTAGTCTCTTCATTGTTCTTCTTAACAGCAACCCCGATAACCTCGAACTGCTTGTCGCGTATATATTCTTCAGTGGTGTACTTCTTGAGACCAAAATCTTTGGCATAGTACGTCTCAAAATCTATGGTCAAAATGTCCATCGGCCTTCCGCCTCTCGTTTTAAAGCTTCTTGTGGTGGGGGTACTATCATCAGGGGGGTTTAGC